AACGAGCGCCAAGCCCTGCTGCAAATGTATATCAAGGCTATCTCTGACTCTGTGCAACCTGTAGAGGATGCGGAAGACGAAGCTGTCGTTCAGTAATGAGCGAAATCTCTTACATGATGCACCCACTGCCGTCAGTGTTTCTGATGGAGTTGGACATTCCAGAGGGGTTTGTCACTCAACTAAACGAGTACCTTGATGGCCTCCTTGAAGAAGAAGGACGGGTTACAGCAGCGGATACTCTCGTTGGTCAAATCAGCGAGGGAGAACAGCTTAGAATGGATCACAACCATAGTCTTGTTGCTGGCTTTTCTGAGTTCCTGTGCTCTATGGGTGTTGAATATATTAATGCCTTTATGAAGGGTTCAGGGCAGATTCTTGATGGTGCTAGGCAGGTATCTATGGATGAGCTTTGGTCAGTGCATAGCTATGCGGGTGATTACAATCCGATCCACGATCACGGCACACAAACCGTGATGGGCATTAGCTGCACGACTTGGACTAAGGTTCCACCTCAGATCACACAAGGGCCAAGGCCGGGATCACAGGACTATGG